AAGAGTGCGGGTGCGGAATTATTAAAAAGTGCGACCACACAAATGGCAGTGGATGGCACGTTAGATTCTTTACGTCCTACCCAAGAAGAGATCAATGATGCGATACCGGAAGATGCTACCGATAATATCCCTGTAGAACGTGACGAATATTTAGAGCGAGTTGATTATTTCCAAGATCCGTTCACAACTGATCGCCCACCGGTTGAAGATCCTGGTGGCACAAGTGAAGAAGTAGTACCGGAAGAAATAGTAGAAGAAGAAATAATAGAAGAACCTATTGCAGAAGAAGCCCAAGCAGAGACAGTAGAAGAAGGTGGAGCAGAGGAAGTCGCACCACAAGTTGAAGAAGTAACGACTGACCCAACACCAGTAGAAGTAGATCCTGAAGCAGAAAGAACGGCTGAAGAAGTTGCTGGTGATATAGCAGTAGGTGTGGCTACAGATGCAGTAGTCGATGCCATCATAGGTGAACAGGAAGGTGGACAACAGGCAGAGGCAGAGGTAGAGCAACAACCTGTTAGTGTTGATCCAAACGTAGAGACAGATGCAGACGGTAATCCCTTACAGGATGCAGCAGTTACTATCGCGGCTGATGCGGTAGTCGATGCGATAACTGATCAACCACCAGAAGAAGAAACCATCACTGGATCTTTTACTCAAATCGCTGAAGAAATTATGGGCGGTAGCTCTGGCGAAAGCAATCAGCAGACGGACGGCATTTCCTCAGAAAGTGCAGGGGAAGGTGTTGGAGAAGGAGAAGGAGAGGGTGAAGGGGAAGATGACGGGGAACAAGATGAAAAAGAACAAGAAGAACTTGATAAAGAAGTAGGTGATTTAACTAAACAGCAAAGTGACCCTAAATTTATTAACTATGAGTTCTTTGAAATACCAGGTCGTATCAGTTTAGAGTTTGCCGATTTGCCAGAATTACGAGATTTAGATCTCAGTCGTTTCCGTAAACAAGTACAAATGCCTGTGAATAGGACAGAAATATTAGCGAGAGAGAATTTGCAACCCGCACTTAGTCGATACCCTACTAGTTTGTCAGATATGCAAGCTCTAGAGAGAAGGCGTAAGAAGTTTGCCCTTGGACGATCTTTGCTCGGAGGTTAGAGGTCAGTTTTCAGGTCGCTTATTAATTTGCGGTTCTGCACGTTGCATCTGGGATGACCTATCTCTTTATCAATTCGGACAGCGTGAAGGGGTTGCATCTATCGTTTTCGATGGCGATGTGATGGTCGTGAATGACATAGGGATGCACTTGGGTTGTCCGATTCATCATTGGTATTCAAACGATTGGGAAATGTTGCCCCGATGGGTTGCAGCCCGTAGGCCGTTATCAGCCGTTACCGATGTAAACATTTTAACTCATTCGTGTTATGGCGGCGCGGATTATGTGTGGCCTTGGCATGGAGGTGGAACGAGTGGACTTAATGCAGTATTTACAGCGCTTGCGCTTGGTTATAGCGAAATTACTCTTGCGGGTATCCCGTTGGATGATGCCGGACACTATTTCGACCCACCCTGGCAACGAACCAACTTCACCAACGAAGTCCCCTGCGACAACGAAGAAATCAAATACTGGTCGAAAGCCGCGAAAGAAAGTTTCCAAGGCAAAGTCAAAAGCCTCTCCGGTCGAACCAAAGCAATCCTGAATCCTGATGGACATTGAACAAGCTAAGATTATAGAACGACTGCGAGAAGATTGGCGTTTTAATCAACTGAATTATTATTTACCTTACGGTCATCCGGCAACGCTAGTGGGTGGTGAGGTTTGGGAAGCGAAGCATCGCGTTCCTGAGAGTTTACATTTTCTAATTGACATGGCGTATCACTTTAAGCGTGATGAGCTATGGGCGATAGTAAATAAGCTGCGGTCTAAAAATGAAGTATGGGGTGAGTGGTCAAATCATCCTTGGCAACTTGACTTCCATAATGCCGGTAAGGATCACCAAGAGCGGATGCTCATGGCGGCTAACCGACCAGGTAAAACGCGAAGTGCTGGTTTTGAAGTCGCGTTCCACATGACAGGAATTTATCCTGATTGGTGGGAAGGCAGGGTATTTAAAGATCCGGTATTAGTGTGGACGGGTAGCCCTACGAATGAAACGTCCAGGGATATCGTGCAAAAGATATTATTAGGGGGTGTTGACGAAGAGACACTAGGTACAGGTGCGATACCGAGAAGTTTAATTAAGGGTAAGCCCAAGACCCGACAGGCGGGAGTGAGTGACGTAGTTGATACGTTCAAGATTATTCATTCGTCTGGTGGTGTGAGTCAGTGTGTTTGTAAAACCTATGAGCAGGGCTGGCGTAAGTGGCAGGGTACGCAACCGGATTTAGTGTGGTTGGATGAGGAACCTGAAGATAACGAAGAGCGACAACGCAGAATCTATGCGGAAGCCTTAACGCGGTTATTAACTTCGCATGGTTCGATGATGGTGACGTTCACACCATTACTCGGTGCAACGAATCTGGTACAGCACTTTCAATCTGGTGGTGAAGGTGTGTTTCTAGGGACGGCTACTTGGGACGATGCGCCACACTTAGGCGCGAAAGAACGAGAACGATTAGCCGCTTCCTATCCTGATCATGAGAAGGAAGCGCGGTCTAAAGGCGTACCCATGATGGGTGAAGGTCGAGCGTTTACCACTTTAGAAGATAATATCAAAGTGCAAGCGATAGAAGTGCCGAGTCATTGGGCGCGGATCAAGGGAATAGATTTTGGTTTAGATCACCCTGCGGCGGTAGCAGATATCGCGTGGGATCGGGATCTCGATATTATTTATGTGACGAGAGTGTGGAAGAAAAGGAATCTACCCGATATTTCTGAACACGTTGAAGCGATAAAAGATACAACGCCCTGGATGCCTATTGCCTGGCCTCACGATGGTAACAACCGTCAGAAAGGGATTGGTAGACGGTTGAAAGACATTTACATGGATCACAACCTGAAAATGTTATCGCGTTCAGCGTGTTACAAACCGGATAAGTTAGGCTCCCAACCGGTTGAGCCGATTGTGATGGAAGTTAATGAGCGTTGTGCCTCTGGCCGATTCAAGGTGTTTGATAGTTGTACGGATTTTTTTAACGAGTACCGTAATTATCATAGGCGTGATGGTCGGCTTATTGATCGCAATGACGATATTTTAAAAGCGGTATTTTACGCAGTGATGATGCGTAGATATGCCGTGACACATGGCGGGGGTTTCTCCCGTCCCGTACAAGTTCCCAAAGCATTTAGTGTAGCGAGATGACAGCATACGAAACATTTTTAGATTTTTGCGAAAAAAAAGGACTGCGTTGTGTTGAGCGTGGTGATGTGGGTAAGGCAGAGATATTTATTGCTGAGACTGACAAAGAGGCAGACCTGTTACGTTTTCCACAATATCCCAATGGTTTTTTTCAGACTGCGTGGTTTGTCGCATCGAACGCTAGTGAAGGCAAGTTAGATGTGGGGCAGTGGATAGAGTTTGATGGGTTACACGATTTACAGCATAGCAACAGTGAGCGTCAACAGATGCGAATTAATGTAGCTCGCAAGGAAGCGGAGCGATTCATAGAAAATTCAATTACAGCGAAAAGAATCTAATGGATATAACAGAAATTGAAGGCACAAAAGAGCGAAAGCGTCCTCGGTTAACGAAGGCAGATTTCGATCACATTGCTGATTACCTGGTACATACGTTGTATGAAAGGAAGGAACGGCGTAAAGATTTAGAGCGCGATTGGACAGAAGTCGATCGCCAAATTCGCATGGAGCCGGACATTTCGTACAAGATGATTAATGGTACGGTTCCTGATTACATGGCGTGGTTGCCGGAAACTGAATTACCGTTACAAGCGCAAACATTAGAGGTACTCAATGCAGATGCCAGGCGTTTAATGGCTCCCACTAATGGAAACTGGTTTGAAGCCCATGCAGCGATTACTGATAAGTATCTTGATAAAGTAGAATTTAGCTCGTTAATCGCGGGTGACGAGAATGATGTCCCGTCTGTTATCACGCAGGACAATGCTGATAAGTTAGTGCAAGGGACAATCAATCACTGGAACAACCAGTATGATTTCTGGGGTCATGTGGATCTCATTAACTCAGATGCTTTTAAGTATGGGCTTGGCGTAGGTGTAGCCCGTATGGTCAGGAAGTCAGTAGTGAAGATAGAAGGTAAGGGCGCTATCCGTAAAGACGAAATGATCCCGATGTTGATTCCGAGATCGATTAAGAAAACCTACATTGACGATAATTATCATGCGGTGATGAATGAAGGGATCATGATCGGTGGTATGCAGATTTATTGTTATCAGCAACGGTTTGATGATTTGGTGATGGCTGCTAATTCCGGTTCTACTGATCCAGATTCTATGGACGGGGGTTGGATGCCTAAAAACCTGAAAGGGTTAACGGCAGAAGAAGGGGAAGTCACGATAATAGAAGGTGAGGGTGACTTTGTGATCCCCAGGAAAACAACAGGATCGATTGTGATACCGAACGTGATTATCACAGTGGCACAGAGTGGTACAGGCGAATCTTCTTCTTCGCGTGTAGTAAGAATCAGAATCTTGAAGCATGGTGGGTCACATATCTTTTTTCCTTACCACAGA